CCTCCCTACAAAAAACATTGAAAAATAATCGGCACTCTCATCATATCCATATGGATAGTGACGAATGCATATTGAAGAAGTATTTTTTTCAGTGAAACTAACTAGATTATTACCAGAACCATCTGATGATATATTTTGCTTACCAAAAGCAAAGTATTTATTATTTACAAATGATACCGGGAAAGATATTGTTTTCTTACCGCTACCTTGAGTGTGACTATATTTACCATAATCATTATGTATCTCAATAAAAATCATTTGGATGCCATTAGTATATCGAATATAATAATAATTAGTATCAGAATCAGAGCCAGAATAATCCGAAAACACATAATTATCACTTGAGCCATAGCTCGCTATGTAAGTTGCATTTGACGGCACGTCTGAATTAACGTTATGTCCGTTTAACAAACCTTCAAAATTATACGCTCTAACAACACCTTCTCGACAATCAATTCCTACAGCGGTTTGGTCTTTGCCACCATACCGACCTGCTCCGCAATTAGATGTGAAAGATACACCCCACCATGAACGGACTACCAAATTATTAAGCCCACCGCCGTTTCCGTTAGCTGCGTCATTACCAGACTCATAAATTGCATTAGAATCGTGTTCCATCCAGATTGCACCTGTTGTAATATTGCTCGAATACACATTCGTGAATCTATGTGTCGAATCACCCAAATCCATAGCAACGTCTTCATTTGGGACAATGTTGCCCGCTAGACTTGAAGTACCCGATGTTGTTACAAAATCGTCCAGCATATAATTATGTCCGCTAGTTCCTTGCAGTCGATACCACCAATTCGGTTCTGTACCATTCCCCCCTGCGAAAGTTACGCGTGGGAAATTGTACCTACAACTTATTACAGCATGGGTATCTGCGCCGCCGAAAGCAATACCAGAAGCATAATCGCCTTCAAACCACCCCGGAGCAGTATATTGTCCTCTGATTGTTTTAAGAAAGAATCCTGTTGTATAACCATTAGAATTTAAGTCTGCATATGTAGCTGTTGTGCTGTTCGGTAATGTACAACCAAAGTCTGAATCTAATGTGTTATGATTGTGTGTCTCCGGTGGATATGAACTTGGTCTTCCAGTAATATTGTCCCATGCTACACTACTAGAACTACTTCCACCAAATTCGTACCATTCTCCCCATGTACTGCTTGAATAGGTACGCTTGTACATATTATATGTATAATCTGGCATAAAAATTTGATATGGCGTCCCTACATTAAAATCTACAAGTAACGTTGCATTACAGGATAATGGATTGTTTGTAAGAGTACCAGAGAGGTGGTATATACCGCTTGTTGTAACATTATTCAAATCTATATCGCTGAGGCTTTCGGCTTTTAATGCATAATTAGTATAATTACTACTATCTAATACACGTTTCCATGGTTTACCTGAAATTCCGCTACTAGAATTAGTAGTCCTATAATACAAACCGTCCTGATGTTCTGTTCCAATAGCCAATTGACTTGTCCAAGTGGTTGCATTGTCGTCCCAGCCCATGTTTAATGCATGAAACCAACCGCTCCCAATAGGATTGTCTTCTGCTCCCATAATCATACCCGTAGCGAAACCTTGGCTGGCTAAATCATTAACTGTGACAGAATTAGAATCTCCGATTTCTCCTGAATTATATACTTTAATATATTTTTTTGATTCAGTTTCGGTTGCAGGGGTATATCCCAAAATATCACATACTCCTTGTTTCGTCATTACCGAAGTATAGTTCTTACTATCCAATACTTTGTTTCCAATCTGATAAAAATATCCTTCGGAATCAATATAACTTTTCCCTGATTTGCCTAAGTATATATTGTTATCTGTTCCGTATTGCAAATATAAATCTCCATCTTTTCCTTTTCCATCTGAACCTACAATCCCTCTAGCTCTTATTGGATTGTCAGTTGCGTTACCTTGCACAGTAAGACTTCCTGTAAGTGTTCCTCCTGACAATGGAAGATCGTTAATTGCCTTATCGTATGCTGTATTCCATTTTGTTCTTTCACTTGGAGTAATATGTTTAACAGTATCTGTAATATGTTTTACCGCACTATTCCAAGCTGCAATTAGAGCAGAAGTAATTCCGTCTAAAACTGATTTATTTGAATGAGTATGTTTTTTATTATTTGCATCATCATAGTTGGATTTATCTTCTTTAGATAACAAGCCATCAAGAGATTGCGTAGCTTTTGGGATAGCATTAGCTGAAATTGCAACCCAAGCTGAACCACTATAACGATAAGTATAATCAGTGTCCTTTACATTTACTGTCCATCCGTCTTCTGGATTAGGATAAGTGGTTAAAATATCTTCATAAGTGGCAACAGATTCCTTCCAATCAACGTTGCTTTCGAGAGTTGAGAACTTATTATCAACTTCATTTTTTGTGTATTTATCATCCCAATTATTTTTATTGGAATTTACAACATTTTCAACAGAAGCTGCTTTATCATAAGTTATTTTTACAGCATTGGCAGTAGGGGCATGAGTAGTAGAAGTAGAAGAAACACTGTTTTCAAGTTCATTTGTGAGTACAAAATGATGATTATCTAGCTTAGTTTGTAGGTCATTTGCTTTATCATTTGCATTCTTTGCAGCATTATTAGCATTAGATATAGCTGTAGCTGTATCAGATTGCCTTTTGTCTTCTTGTGTTTCTCTCGTTGCCTCATTTTGTTGTCGAGTATTCTCATTTTCAATACGGGTATTTTCGGAATCTATACGTGTGTTTTCTGTATTAATTCGGTTAGTCTCATTAGTGTTACGTATATCTTCATTCGCATTCCGAGTTTCTTCGTTTTTTTGTCGTATATTTTCACATTCTGCGACTATTTTGTTGAGTTCATCTAATTTTTTAAATTCGTTCTGTACACTTTTAAACTCATCGGAGCTTAAAATTGTATCATCAGAAACAGCACTAGCTTCAACGATTGCGTTAAAACTTGTTGTAGAAAGAACTTGATCCGTATTAATGTCATACAGTGAGAGAGTGGCTTTTGCAACTCCTGAAACAATTAGCATTTGTTCTGTTAGATCAATTGTAATCGTATTATTTGAATTAATAGTACAATCATTGAAGATTGCTTTTTTATCTGGTTTGAGCCATTTAATTCTCGCTTTAATTGTATCGCCGGAAATTTGATACTCTTTCCCTTTATACGTTAAAGACACAGTAATATAACGAGAATTCTTGTCATATTCTTTTGTGTCAATTGTCTTTTCTTCGTTATAATAGAGGTCTAACGAAAGATTGTGATTTAATTTAATCATTCTATCCTCCTTAAAAATAAAAAAGGACTGCATAATAACAGTCCTTTTATGCTAATATTTATTTTTACCCTTCAACGTCTCCCCACGGTGTACTCCAGTCGCCACCCAGACTAATTACACCTTCGTTACAGTCGATTGAAATGCTACGACTTTGGCTATCATTTTGCATATATATCTGTCCGACATATGCATGTAAATTTGCTCCTTCTTTTCGACTAAGCAAAAATTCGGTAGGAGTCAAATAAGCTTGTTCATTTTCATCAGCGACATATCTTAGATTCCCGTCTATGATATGCCAGTTGCCAATTCGACCTGAATTCGCGGTAATGTTGCCTACTATGCTTGCATTTTCCGCATATAATGCACCATCCAATCCTACGCAAAAAATGTGTCTATCTGTTCCTGCAACCATATCACCAGCGTACACCCCCCAGCCAGCGGTAGTATTAATACCTACTCTATTGTCAACCGAATTAATGCCTGTTTCGCTTATCACAAATCCACCAATATTACCACTTGTAGCAGTAATGTTACCTTTGATAATCGCGTTTTGTGAATACAATGTCCCATCTCTTCCAACGCAAAATATTGGATTCCAAACAGGACTACTTTCAGTTCCCCAATTATAGTCTGCTCCCGCATAAAAAGCCCACCAATTTGTCGACATCCCTACACGAGCTGTAATTTGATTTGACGCATTATGTGTACGAGAATCAATAGCGTAGTCACTAATTGTAAAACCGCCAATATTACCACCTGTAGCGATTATATTTTTTGTTATAACATCGCCAGAAAATGTACCGTTTCCAGAAGTATCAACTCCCATTACTATATCACCATTATTGTTATAGATAGAAAAAATGTGGCTCTGTTGTACTAATCCCAAAGGATCGATAATGACTTTTCCTCTATTATCACTGGAAATTTGAAGATATCCACCGCCAATAAAGGGCGAAATTACATAATCACTTGTGATTTCTGTCGTAAAACCAAGACATTTTTGTAGCTTGCATCCTAAATTTTTTGCGCTTTCAGCCAGTTCATAAGCAGAATCAGCTTTAGTATCGTCTGTATAACGAACTTTTTCAATCCAGTCCGAAACATTGTAACCTGTATTATCTTTGGTTGATACAAGAATAGTGCCTTGTTTGTATTTTGGATAAGTAGAATTAGAACCATTTGAATTTTCAATATCAAGAATCCACAAATCTTTTGATTTGTAATTATTCGGCTTAGAAATATAGATAGAAGCTTTTCCGTCAATCGTGTCGAAGACTTCTTTAGATACCTCCATTTCCTTCCATGTGTAAGACGAAATGTACACAAAAGTCTGCTTAGAGGTAGAAGATATATTGTACCATAAATCCCCAACGTGCTCTTTTTTTGTAGAATCATCTTTCCAATCAATAGAAGGATCGTTTGCTTGATACCATGTTTGTGTCTTCTTGTCTAGTTGGTCTTTTGTTTCTTCAATATAATCTGCGTAATCATTTGAGATAAAATTTTGGAGTCCAGAATCATCGGTATATTTACTGGCAATTTTCCAATCAGCATCAATATAACCGCCCTCCAAGCGAGTCTGTTGACAAGTAAGGATATCACCGTTTTCGCCTTGAACCCATAAATCACCGACATAATATGGTGGCTTAGGTGTTATTGTAAAAATTTGGGCTTTTGACTTGGCTAATTCGGACAGCTCGCTATCTGTAATGGTTTCCCATTTTTCGCCTAACCATCTACGTGTAATAGAATTTTTAGTATCTAACCAAATATCACCAATATGTTCCTTTTTTAAAGATGGAGTCGTCCAATCGGCTGATGGGTCGTCGTCTTGAGAAAATGTCTGAATACGACCATCTAACTGTGTAAGATAGTCGTTTAATCCATCAATATCTGTAATTTCAGGACTATTTACATTTTCCCATTTAATTTTTGCACCACCAGCAAGAGTAACATTTCCGTTTTCATCTATGTAGAACTGCTTTTCATATACACTTCCAGTTGCTTTGGTGTATTGTTTCTGGATTGTGAAAGCATTGCTGTTTTTAACATCATCACCATTAGTTGTAATGAATAAACCATTATCTGAAAATTCCATAGTGTTATTAGCATTGTAGATTCCGAACCTGTCTTCGCCTAAGATTTGCTTACCTATGATTTTTTTTGCAATAATACCGTATTCTCGAACTTCTTCTTTTGTAACAGGATCAACATATACAAATTCACCGACACCAACTTCTATAGTCTTTCCATTATCTTTAGTAAGATATAATCCGTTGTTTTGCAATTTTGCCCAACAAGGGTCATAAGATGCAGTAATGTCGTCATACATTCGCATCCACAACCCATGTTCATCTACAGTCATATTTTGATTATTTGCCGTACTTACTATTTTTAAATTAGTAAGATTTAAACCATTTTCAACCCAACTTGGTGCAATTGCAGCATTTGCGGTATTCTTATTCATTTGATTAACAACAGCAGGATAGCTTGAGCTTATTGACTTTGCTTGATCGAGAATTTCTTTCAGACCTAATGCATTATTTTTAGCATTGATAACATCAGAAAATTCAACGTTGATAGTCTGAATATTATCTTCAGAAAAGTTGACTTCATAACTTAGTAATCGCATTTTATAGATTATATTATCTACTTCCATACGAATATAGTTGCCAGTTTCAAAATAATTTATAATTGGTTCAAATTCTTTTAATGCCAATAAATTATTAAGAGTACTACTAATTGTATACTTCATTTCCGCAGACTTTTTCAGTTCTTTTAATGCTTTTTCACGAAGTTGTTTTGCCTGTTCGATTATTTCTTCATTAGTAAGTCCATCGGAGATGTAGTTACTATTTTCGTATTTATCTTCACGTAGATATGTTAAATATGCTAAATAATCTTCTTCACCTAAAGATGTACGTAAATTTAATATTTTCTGGATAGATTGTTTTTCCCATTCAAGATTACTAATATTTACAGTAACAGCTTCGATTTGTTTGGCTCGTTCATTATATTCATCTTCAACGTAGTTTCTTCTATTATAATATGGAAGATATAATTTATCATAGAATGGCGAAGATGACATACCACAATTAGCCTCGTTGAGAACTTGTAAACAACCGTCATATGCACTTAAAAATGATTCCAGACGTTTAAGACAATATAATTTTAAAGTCGATTTAAAATCTTCATCTTTTTCAATCTTAAACAAATCAGATAAATTATCAGAACCTTCTTTTTGAATACTTCTTTTTATCTTTTGTTCAATATACGTCTGTAAATCATCATTAACTGTAATGCTAATATATTCCTCCTCGCAATCATCCATTAAATATTAAATTTACGTACATC